TCCTTTTTCTCCAAAAGGAATAAAAGCAGATCCTACTAACGCAGCTTTACCTATTGGTGACTTAGCTATTTTTTTAACACTACGTGTAATTTTTTTAACAAGTTTACCTAAACCATACATTTGTCTATTTGTTTCAAGATCCATGATCCCACCTACAGCAGCAAAGGATCTTGGTCCACCTAATAAATTTCTTTGTTGTATTGCCAATTGAACAGGGCTTAATTCATCTTCAATTACATCCTGTTGAAAAGGTGTAAATCTTTGCGCCATCATCATCTCTCTGTTATCTTGTCCATCTCCATTGTCATCATCATCAATATCGATATTAGGTTTTGTTGAACCATAACCCATTGCTTTTTGATCTACTAGTTTGTTAAATGCAAAACCACCAAAGGGGATAACTGAACTTATTATACCAGAAAGAAATCTATTACCAAATCTTGTGCTAGGTTTTATTTCTGCTAGGGCTCTTTTTCTTTGTGCTTCTAGAGCCTCTCTCATTCTTTTATCATTTATTCCACGTGTAACAGCATCTTGAAAAGATGCGCTATCAAAATCACCACCAACATTCCCAGTTCCGGCATCGCTCGTGTCTCTACCTGCATCTCTACCTGCATCTCTATCAGAAGCAGCTGCAGCTTCACCACGATACCCAGGTCTTTTTTTACCTTCCATCGGTGGGTTTACAAGTTGTTTGAATTGTTGCGCGTTTGTTATGGCCATCGTTCTATCTTATTTTGTTTTTGTAAATAAATCAAGGCTAGGCATGATTACTTTTACGTCTTGAGCCATGTCTTCTTGCTTATAACCTTTAGCTTCCCAATCTTTTCTCTCCTTAAAAAGCTCGCCTGTTTCCTTATGTCTATAGGTTGTTTCTACTTTTGCTTGTTTTAATTCCATTAAGTTGTTACCTCTCTTGGCTGTATTAGCATTACCCGATATGGTTTTAGTTTTAAATAAACTAAATATATTACTGCTGGAATCTACTAACGTTACAGTTATAGTAGTCCCTGATCCAGAATCATCTGATACTAATATGGATTTAACCACAGCTGTTTTAGCTGCTGGCACCGTATATAATGTAGTTAAATTTGTTGTAGTTAAATCTACTTTTTTATTTATAAAACTATTAGCCATTAATTAATAAAGAAGTTAAATGCCTCCACCTCCTGTTTTAATTCTTCTTGAAACGTCGTATTTAATTTTTGTATAATACCATCAAGATCTCTAACTTGTGCCTCTGCTGTAGGCAAATCATATTGTTCACTTGGTCTTGTTAATACCTGTACTATCTTTGCCATTATCTTCTTCCATCTGGTTGTATGTCTAGTCTAAATGTTCCTAACTTCCAACTTTGACTAGCACCTGTATTTTCTACTTTTAATGATACTGCTCTTGCTCTAGCACGAGTATCTATTTTTTTAGTGCTT